CGTGTTTTTTCTTGGTCAATGTCATAGATAACCTCTCCCCAAGACCATCGGTCATAAAGGTTTACTGAGTTACCTACCCATACACGAGATGTATCAAGTGCTTGTCGGTAGATACCGTCAAAGAGTACTCGTTCTTGACCTTTTGAAATGTGTTCAACTTTTCGTGGGAATACACGATATGCTGCGAATCCTGTACCAATTTGGTTTTGATAAAAGTTTCGTAGTGTGTTTAGCCCATTACCAAGTGAATCTTCCCATGTGTGTTTCCATAGTTCGTATTGTGCACGAGCATAGATTTTATCTGCTGACTTGAATGTTGCATCTGGTACACGACCTGCGAGTACTGATACAGCTGTCATCAGTTTAGCAAAAGCAATCGGTTCTTTTGCCGTAGGAATACGAGTTACGTTATCATTTGCATTGTTACGAGCCAATACTGGAATTTGTGTATATGAACCATTTTCGTAAACGAATGAATAAGCAATGTTTGTTGCTTGTGACTTCATAGCCGCTTGATATGTTTCTGTGTTAATCAAGTTCTCAGCAATGTAACCTAAAATAGCGTCATATTTACGGCGATACTTTGTTCCTTTAAATTTTCTTTTCTTTGTAGCAAGGAAATCTTGAACCTTTTTTCCTTGTTTTATTTTTTCTTTTATTTCTTTTGGTGCGTTAGAGATATCTTCGTGAGTAGATGTTTCTTCTTCATACTCATTCAACATATCTTTAGCGTTCTCTTCGACAGACTTTTTAGTAATAGCCATAATCATGCAAATTAGTGGATAATGTTTTTATTATAACACACTTGACTAATATTGTCAAGGATTATATTGTTAGTAGTTAGCAAAAATCAAATCCATGTGTGATTTTGGTTTGTCATCTTGTTTCAATTGAGATGAACTTCCTACAAACCATAATTTAGCTACCATGTACGCAATAGCAGTTGAAACGATTAAGTCATCGTGTTTTCCAGACATTGCTTCTGGTTTACCACGCGAGTTACGAACGAATGCCTGCATTTCATCGAGAAGTGGTTCAACAAGAAAATCTTTTTCTGTAAATACAGCTCGTAGTTCTGTGAGCATGGTATCTCGCGTGTTTCTGTCTGTTTTCCAACCAAATGTTTTAGATACTTGCTTGGTTACGTCATCAATACGCTGTCGGTAGTAGATATTTTCATATCCAGAGCGTTCTACTTCGTTGTTTACCCACATACCATCTTTGTTTGATTCAATTGCAAGTAATGCGTTGTTATAATACCTACCAACAGCAAGAACAACATCTTTAAACTCATCTGGCGGTATATGTTCTTGATATACCGCTACAATTTCTTTAGAATCTACATCTACAACTGTTATTGTTGAGTAGTCTCCGTTAGATAGTCCTTCTGCGGTATCTGCACCTACAACGTATCGTTTGTTTTTTTCTGGTTGTTGATAAACAAACAATGGTCCAATGTTTACTTTTGAAACTTCGTAATTGATTATGTCGTAATATTCAGGAGTTTGTACTCGTGCTTTACAGTTTACGATTTTACGAACATCGAAGTAAGGTTTACCAGATGCAACGAATGCTTCTTCAATAGTAGTTGGGTATTCTTGGTTTAATCTGTCTAAATCACGCTTAACTGATAACCAACGCATATAGTAATACGTCATTTCTTTGTCAGTTAGGTTGTGTGTCTGTTTATAGCTTTTCCAGTTGATGTCATTGTTCGGTTCCATCATCTCTACTGGGATTATTTCAGTAAATCTGTCTAATTCCATGTCATCCCATGTCCAATTGTAAAAGTGTGGGTAGAATTCTACGTTGAACAATGCCTCAATTCCTTTGTTTTTATTTTTAAGAGCATCGTAGTACATGTCATAGAACGAGCCAGAGTTTCCACACCAGTTTATCTTACCGTTACGTCTAACAAGTACTATGTTATCTTTTGGAAGTGTTACACAGTAAACATATCCAGTATATTCTACTTGAGTTGGTTTATGTTTGTATGTTTTATAAAATCCAGTCTTTTTATCACTAAAGAAAACTATTCTACAGTTTGATGTTTTGTGTTTCTCTGTTCGAACAGAATAACCAAGTTTTAATGCAACTTCCGATAAGTCGTTTGTTAGTTCATCATAAATACCAGTGTATATTCTACCAAAATCTTTTGTTTTACTTTGATTTCTTTTTCCAATATCTCCATCTCCTAAATAAAACGCTTCAAAGAAAATAGATAGTTGCTCTTTATCTAATTCCATTATAAATCTTGGTAATGTTTTTGGTTTTTCGTATTTTTTAAGATAACTTGCAAGTTGTGCTGAGTTTATTGTAATTCTTGTTCCTTCTGAAATAGAACAAGTAGCACCAATGATACTAGCAATTTCTCTTGCACAATCAAACATTTCTTTTTGATATTTTCCAGTAGTTTGTCTTATATTTGAACCATTTCCATTTGTGCAACCTTCTGAAAAAAAGTAACCTAAAAATTCTAACCAAGTATTCATTGGTATTGCAACCTCTTTTCTTGTTCTATATCCATTTCCTTGTCTATGTGTGTATTCTGGTAATATAAAATATTCTTGTTCTTTTCCTTCCCAGTTAAATGCTTTCTTGAAAGATAAGTCTGTTGATGATTCAAGTAGTGTATCTGCACGTCTATGTTTAAACTTACCTTTTTGTGTTTTAACGTAAAGATTATGGTTTGGAGTAACAAGTAGGTCTACTTTCTGATTTTTGAAATGTATTAGCTTTCCATCAAACCAATGTTTTTGGAATTTCCAATCTTTTTGGTAATAAGCATTATTTTTTTCATCCATTGAAAGAATCTTATCATCTTGTTTTAATTCTTTAAATAATTTCCAACCAGAATCTGTTAAAACTTCTGTATCTTCTGAATAACACGCTCCTTCGGCTGTAGATTCCATAAAAACTCTACCATCGAATGGTACAGCAGGTAATGTACCTGTAATAACTTCTTCTGCACGTTGTGGAAACTGTTTAGAGAGCTTAGCGTACTCAGAAATATGAACATAGTGATAGGTTCCTGAACGCCCAGAGAGAGATACACCGAAAGAAGATACTGAACCATCACCAAATTCTACCTGCAGTTTAGTTTTAGAACTTGTTTTGAAGTTAAATATGTTTTTAATCTCATCAGGAAGGTTCATAATAGCAAATTTAGCCTTTTTATCGAAAATATCTGTCATTCCTTCCTTAATGTGAGCAATAGCAATAGCTTCTTTGTTGGTTGAGAATAGGATTTCATCAAGAATCCAGAGAGTAATCAACGTAGAAAAACCCAACTGGCGGGATTTCAAGATAATATTTCGGTGTCGCATGTTCTCCAAAAAGTGTCTTTGTGCTCTTGAGAGTTTAAAAATACGCTTTCCTTCTGATTTAGTGTTGATAACGTAAAGATTCTCTAATCTCCACATTTTATCAGCAAGTAATTTAGGATTTGCTTTGATTTCTTCAATTTTTAATTTGAAGTGTTGTTTGAGTTCACTTGCATTCATAAGCAAATAATAGCACAAAATATTAAATTTGTCAAATAATTATAAAAACGCTTGACAAAGATTTTAAAATATGCTATACTGGAACTAACTCGTGGAAAGTAGATTAGGAGTGCGAGTCTAAATAAATTCCTATAAGTCAGCGTAGCGACAGCTTATACGATAGATGTCGGTGTGCAGTGGAATACTTCTCTAAACTACTCTCAAAATGAATTGGGGGTAGGGGGAAACGTAGCTCCGCTCTGCATGCCGATTGTATTTAACTAACAGTAAACAACTATAGAATACAGTGACTAGATGGGAGGTGAGTGTGTCTATAGAAATTAATTATGAAATATTACATTGACGGCTTTACTCTCGGTGGTAATCCTGGACATGGTGGTGGTTACACAATAGTCAACGAATACGGAGACCTTATTGAACAAAAAACACACTACAAACAAGGATATACCAACAACGAAGGTGAAGTACATGGACTAAAAAGAGCCATACAAATAGCAAAACAAGGAGATATTATCTCAACAGACAGTCAGAACAACCTTTACTGGTTGTGTAGTGGCTCATCAGAAACAAGAAAAGACCTAAATGACCTACTTTCAGAATCTAAATCATTACTCAATGGCTCTGAAATAAAGATAATTTGGGAAAGACGTGAATATAACCTCGCTGGAATACTCAATGAAAACAAGGTTATAACAAAAGAAGATATTGATAAATCAAAAAACGCAGAAATAGAGTTCTCAAACGAAATAAAAAGAACACTAGAGCGTTTAGACCTTATTTCAGAAGGAAAAATAGTCGTAAGAGTAAAGAAAGGATGGAGAGTCACAGAAAAGCCTAAATATAGCTACACTCAAATGGACTTATTAGGACTTCCTATTATCGAAGAACAACCTGTGGTGATTAAAAAAAAAGATGTAAGTATAACACTAAACCACGAAGAACAAAAGAAGAGCGTAAAAAAGAAAGAGAAGAAAAATATAACACTTGTACAGTCACAGTTTATAGCAAGAAACAGAAGACTGAAAAGAAAGAAAATGACATACGATGAGTTCTTAAAATCTAGAAAATGGAAAGAAACAAGGGATTATCTTAAAAAATTTCCAGAATATCAGTCGTGTACGATATGTAGCAAAACAACAAACATAGATTTACACCACATGACATATACAAAAATGTTTAAACCAGGCTTAAAAAGACATAAACAAACAATATGTGCACTCTGTAGAACATGTCATGGATTAGCACACTCTATGTGTAACGAAAAAGGTTATGGATTACGTCAGGTAATAAAATTAATGAAGAAAGAGTATAATAGAGCTAAATAACTTAAAAATGCCCCACAAGGGCATTTTTTGGCTTTACAGAAGCCGTATTGAGCATAGCTCATTGTGTCTGAATATGTGTTTCAGAGCATATATGGGACCCTTTTGTAGAATTATAGGGTAGGTGGTTATTTAGTAAATCCCATTTTGTTTGTATTATATACAACATCATCTTCGTACTGTATAGATACTGGCTCTATATCTTTTTCTATTTTTATAGCGTGTTTTATATTTTTAGCTATTACTGTTTTGGTTATTGTGTATTTTTTCATATAATTGGGTTTTTTTGTTTTTTAGTATAGTTTGGTATTTTTATGTAACTGGGTATTTTTTTTTGTTTAGTATCGTTGATTAAATAGGTTATGGGACCCGCCCGCGTCTCGATAGGGGTGGGGGTCGGAAAGGGGTTCACCCCCCACTCACTCTCTCACCATACCATAAAAAACAAAGCCTGTCAAATCCCTTGACAAGCCTTGCTATGTATGTTCCTATGCTATGCTACTGTATCACTTGACATCTCGCTAGTTTCATTGTCTGCTATATCTTTTACTATGCTACTGTTTACTATACTTGTCAAGTCCTGCATAGTATCACTTGACTCTTCGCTAGATTGATTGTCTAATGTTTCGCCAGTTTCACCGCCTACAATACCAGCGAATATTTTAGTCATATCATCGCTAGTTGGCTTCGTTTCTTTTGGTGCGATACGTTCCATTGCTCTTGTCATGACGTCAAAATAGTTCACTAGCTTACCAATTTCAAGTTCCTTTAGTTCTCCTGCTTGTATCTTGGCATCCATTTCATTGAGTAGAGCCATTGATACGTTCCCTGATTGTGCGAATATGCTAGCCATAGCTAGCTTAAAGCCGTTGCTGTTTTCTACCTTCATAGGTTTATTACTCATGCTCTCACTATATCCCGCTTGTTGTAACGCTTGACGGCGTGATAATTCTGTATTCATAAGATTGTACGCATACCGTCTTTGTTTATGTGTTATACCAAGACCACGCATATATAGGGATATTATATCACACTTTGTATTATTTGTCAAGTCTTATAATAATACAATAAAACGCCTGATTATTCAAGCGTTATTGTTACTGATACTATATAAAAAGTAAAGACAATCCTAGTAATATACCATAGAAAAATATCGCCTTGACTAATGACCAATATTTTTTATAGTGTTTTTGTCTATCTCTTTTCGCTTGCCAGCGTGTAAAGTCGTTGTCAAATGGGTTTTTGTTCATATCATTTGTTATGTTTTCATATATTTAAAATTGAAAGTCGCTTATATGCGTTAGTTGATAACCTCCTTTTGTTCGCAATTCAAGAGCGTGTTGCGTATCTTCACAAGATATAGCAATATCATAATCATTAAAATTAAGAGTATCAATAACTTCTTGTCTTGGTTTTTCTGTTTCATAGATAATAGTAAAGCAATACTACACAATATATTTAATAATTGTCAAATGATACTTCTACTAAACCAGTAAAAATTCCCTCACTATAAAACCTATCCCAAATGAAATGCTCAAGTAAATAACTAATCATTTTTGAATTATCAAAATATTCTGATACATTCCCTATACATTCTTTTGGCTCCTGTAATTTCAACGTATTAAGCTCATCATCTTTAAAACGCTCTGATATAACATGTATATTATAATAATTATTATCATCTAAAACATAAACTTGAAAAGTTTCATTATCTAGTGTTTTTTCATAACTAGCTATAACCTTTTTATTGTATTTTTTCATAGTCATATTTTATAGGTTGCTATCCAATAATTCAATTCCCTCGTCTACCGTTTCGCCTCCTTTTATTTCCATATCAACGTCTTTAAAATTGCCCTGTCGAAACTTTTCCAGTGCTTCTTCTTCGTTATTACCTTGAATTAAAATGTAACCATAGTCACTTCGTGACCATAAAATTTTATATGTATTCATGTTATTTTGTAAAAAAATTGATAATAAAATCAGTAAAACATATAATAAACATAATCACCGATATAAAAAATGTTGCTAACAATATTTCGCCAATTTGTGTGTTATTCATGTTATTCAAGTTCACTAATTACATCATTTATAAACTCATCATAGTCAGCAATATTGTTATTACTCTTTAAAATACTTGCTAACTTTTCACTATTCAAGTCTTTTAATTGATACCCATATTCTTCAGCAAGTTCTAACGACTCATTTAGTGACGGGTCATTTTCTTTCAGGTAATCCATAGCACTTGCATAATAAATAACTTCATCATCAGTAATTTGTCTATCTTCATTTATTTCTTGCAAATATTCCCGCAATTCTTCGGTGTCATTTATTTCTTTTAGTCTTTCTGTATCAATAAAGTTTACAATATAATCAGAAAAATTATAGTACTTTTCTTTTTCTTTGATAATATCTAATATTTTTTGTACTTCCATATAATAAAAATTATTATCCTATAATAGCATATCGTATATTATCGCAGTAGCTCCTTGTACTAGCAAGGTAACCGCAATATATCTTTTATGCTTTTTCCAGTGTTTCGCGTTCTGGATACTTTAATAATATCATAGACAAAATATAATGCAAGTATATTTTACAATAAAATACATATTTAAATTATTGTCAAGTAGTGCATAATATACAATACTTTATTTTTCTGTCAATACCTCACCATATAACCAATCGTAACACGTTCCAATATAATATATATAACTTTACATTTTTTTATTTCATTGTATAATAATTTTATAATTACACCATATATATTTTAATTGTCAAACTGTTTTTATTATTAACTTTTTAAATCCAAATCGACATTAAGGCGATTGGAAAACTGAAATCGGAAACGACATTAAGCAATTCGGAAATCTGAATTCGACATTAGGTAAATAGAAAAACAAAAAAGCCCTATAAAATAAGGCTAATTTGTGGATATGTTATTAGTCAAACGGTATGTCGTCTGGTGATATGTCCAAGTGGTCATCTGTGTCTAGACCAAGAGCTTTCTCCATGTCTTCAATGGTCTGAATGTTGTTGTACTCTGCTTGTAGTGCAGCATGTTTGTCTGGGTGTACTTCTGCAAAGTCATCATCAAACGCAGTAGTTGTTTCTTGTTTTAACACTTTCGCTTGTAACTCTTTAATCATAGCATTAAGTGCTAGAATCTGTTGTGAGTGTCGTTCAATAGTGGGGATAAGTGCATTGATTTTCTTTTCAAGCTCTGCTGCTTCCGCTTTCTTAGGAGAATTGATTGCAAAGTTTTTATAGATTTTACCACCTGATTCTTTTTCCCATACTTTAACATTTACCTGTTTACCTTCTGCAAGTGCCTCTGCTTGTTTTTCAAATAAGATACCTGAATACCAAACATCTTTATCGAAATCAAATTGAACACTTACTGATACTCCAGGAAATGCTGGCTTACCATCACGACCACCAATGGTTACTTTACTACCATTAGGGAATTCTGTTTTTTTAGGTCCTACTCGTGTAATAGTACCTACTTTATCTGTGTATTGCATAATTATTTTTTATAATTTAATATGTGTACCATAATTAATTGCTTTTGTAACTGTATCTAGCAAGTCTCGATTGCGATATATAGTTACAATTGCGTTGTATGTTTCAACCATAGCAGGCAAAGCTGACGAAAAGCATGTTGCTATCTTACCATCTTTTTTAAGGTTGATAACCATAGCACCAGCGAACTCATCAACACTATAGTCTTTCTGCCAACCATTTTCTAATATACATTTATAGTAGGCACCCATTTGAATAAAATGCGAATCATATATACCACTTGATGTTTTAATATCAGCGATATATACTTTTCCGTCTTTCTCTAACACAAGGTCAAATATTCCACCAATCCACCAGTCTTTACTCCATACATTCCGTTCTACGTCAAGTATCTTAAATCCATTATCTTGAATAAAGGTAACAAAGTTAGATACAGAAGGAAGTATATCAGCATCTTCTGGTGATAGTGGTAATTCGCCTGTTTTTGCCCATACTTCGCACGCATTATGTACACGGGTACCCCAATCACCTGCTCGTTCTTTGAACGTATTATGAGCCTTTTTTGAGCTTTCAAGGTCTTCTTCAGTAACGCTATATAGTTTTGTTTTCTTGCCTAGACCATCAATACTATCACTTACGGGACAATTAGTTTTAATCCACTCTGTGGTCATCTTTACTGCCCATGGTAATAGTGCTGGCTTAGATAATGTTTTGTCAATAAGCGAAGTAACACCAGTCAATGGTTTCCCATTGAGTGAGTGTACATGCTTATCTTCATCAAACCTATATACGTCACCGTTGTGTACAATTGTTTTTGTTCTGTCCATATTATTATGTTTCCCGCTGTCTTACGGA